AGAAACACCACCGTCTAACTAGATCATTAGACGGCAGCCCAACCGCGCTTTATTCGTATCGAGCGCGGAACAACGATATCTGTTGGATCACCGAATTGAGGCATGAGAATATCACGCGTCAATCGGAGCCAGCCATTGAGAATTGATTTCTTACGTTTGGGTAAAACGTTTGAAACCAGGAACTCAAGTCGCTGGTAACGACTGTTCCAACGCGAGCGAAACCGAGCGTGATTGAAGCGCTCAGCTTCGTCCGGGTCAGAAATGACACGACAAGGGAATGAGGAATTTTGTGTGCCATAGGGAATAGCCCCATACACACGTTCCAAATATTCCCAAATCATGTCACTTGTGTCCTTATATCCCTTTTGCAAAAGAGCGTTTGCAAGAGAGACATAAGCAACATAAGCAGTCCCATCAGAAACTCGACCCGACCACAGCTTCCTCAGTCGGAGGGGTGTAACCACCGTGCCTTTGAAGGCGTCGATGCCACACGACTCTTTAAAAGGACCTGTGATACAGCACTTGGAGACATTCACCTTTAAAGCGAATCTCTCCAAATGATGTATGCATCGAAGAGCCATGTCTTCGCGTATGATAATATCATCGCCGTAGACATAGATCTTCTCTCCCACCCTCTTGATAGAGGACCAGTAGGGGCTATCTGATGGTTTATAACCACCAGACACCTCGCTAGAGACCATCAAAACCCAAAAGATGTACGATTCGACTGGGAAGCATAATGCTGAACCCATCGGAGCGTACTTCTTTAAGGAAAGGATTCTCCCGTCAGGGAGCTTGGTCTCTGTCGTGCGACAGGCTTCAAGAGCTCTTAAAATGCCAGGACAGTCTTTGAAAACTGCCCTGACAAGCTCAAGTGAAACCCTGTCCGACGCTTCCTTAAGATCAATCGTCGACCAACTACCGGAAAGGAGCGATCCTTCGATAGCCAAGCGCTGATTAACCTTTTGGAACGTAAAGTTGATTTGACCCTTAGTAAAGTAATTTCTTTCTAAGTGGCTCATCAACTTCCGTCCTAATCCTTGCTGAATCCATTGAAATTCAAGGGGTTCACAGGAAATTAGACGGGGACCGCGCGAATCTTTTGGAACGAGTACAACCTTTGCCTGACCGTGATCTAGTCGGGTCAGAGATTTGTACCATTCCAATCGATCGAGTAGCTCACGCCCTTTCCCTACGATGAAGTAATCGTAGTAGGGAAACACCTGATGAATGTCTCGATAGAGGCGGGAGAAATCCCACTTTGCATCAAGACGCTCACCAGTAGCTACAGCTCCGGGACCATGCCGCGGAGAGATATCTTTGGGATCAAAATCCTCAAAGATTCTCGCTGTGATTCTCGCAGCATTCTCAATTACTTGAGAGGTACGATGATCAGAGCCAAACTCTAACTCCTGTTCAGTCTGGATGAAGTTCGATATTACTCGTTCTTCATCTTCAACTGAATAAGGAGTTTCAAGTTTGTAAGCGAAGTACAATACTTGACGCAGATGTTTCACCGCGTCAGGACTTGCACTATCCAGGAGCTCACCTAACTCGTTAAAAAGTAGTTTAAAGTACTCCTGCATAAAAGCAGGAATGCTTGCCAACTCATGTGAGTGATGAAACTCACGTGGAAGGTTGAAACTACCACTCATCAATCCTTGATCTAAGGCTTTACCAAGTTTTGGTAAGGTCTTAGTTAGGAAAGAGAGTCCTTCGTGTTCGGTTCTAAACACTAACGTGTTTATATCAGCACGAAGGTCTTTACGAGAGGTGTGAAGTGGATCGCATTGGATCAGCGACTTCACTAGGTTGAGGTATACCTCAACTTGGCTATTAAGGGATTCCAATAGGAGTCTCCTCCAATAGATCCTCAATAGTCTTCTCAGAATCGCAGCAAAGCTACGATTCTCCACGCAACAACGCGTCGATGTTTGTCGTCGCAGCCATGGTGGTAAAACCGCCAGACATGAGAAAGTCACAGATGTTAGAAATAACATCTGTAACCAACGCATTTGTGACGGCAATGTTCCGAGGGACGGCAATTGTAAAGTTGCCGACAATCTGAACATTCGCGGGGGTAGCTGATACAGATTTCACAATCTGAACCAGATGCCGATCAACCGCATCAGCTCCCTTTCCAGTCACTGAGTGTTTTATGTTCAGAGACTGAGGCAAAGCCAGAGTTGATGCACTGTCGATCCGGCTGGTGCCATCACCATTCGTCTTAACCAAGACGAAGGAGATGTCATCGCCGCTCGCATCATCGAGCGTAAGAGTGGACGAGAAGGCCATGAGGATTCTCCTTGTGAAGTGCTATCGATGCTGCCCGACAATTAGGGCAGCAAATAGCGACAGCTGACTCGGATTAAGGTCATTCAGGTTAAAACTGGTGACCCCGACAGGAAATCCGTCATACCGGGTATAACGTTTTACCTCAATACGCCCTGCGTCGACATCAAAGATGCCATCGTAGGGTTCTTTCTTGAAGGCATAAATGACGATACGCTCAACATAGCTGAACGTAACGCCAGTTACTTCCCATTGACCTTTAAAAGGGTTAATGGCAAGGGCCCCAAGATGCTGCCCGATTCGGGTGAACCATCCAGCAATAAAGCTATAAGGGATTGCATCCCAAAAGGCTTTAACTGGATTGTTCAACCCGACAGCAGAGGTAAAAGCCCTAATTGTGCCAGCCAGGGAACGCAACTCTCGAAGCTTGTGGAATAATCTCCCACTTGCCCGAAAGTCCGCACGATGGCCGACAACGCCGATGCGCACAGCTGTACCAAAATCGCCTACGTTATGTAGGACTGGGGTGAGTATGACATCGTCAATCACCTTAGCCCTAAAATAACTTAGCCGAGTCTTCTTTCCCCACGTAGCGATAAGATGTTCAATCTTAGCGTTTGTGGTTGAGAAGATATTGGCCAGCTTCTGAAGATCGCCTAAGAAGGGTTTCCACCCGAAGGCAAAATTCAGATACCCATCGGACGCACTTTTGGAAACGGAACCGAGCTTGTTGAGGATGCTAGGAACTAGCTCCCCAATTTCGCGAAGTTCCCAACTAAAGTTAGCGATGCTAACTTCAGTAGGTATCTGAGTGGACATCGTATTAAACGCGTCCACACAGAGACTTTCCGTAAGTGAATCAGGGACATCCGGTAAAATGCCGTTAACATCGCTAGGGGAAATCGGAAAGACAGGCGTGGACCTTGTAAAGGTACGCCCATCTGTCAGACTACCCGAAGGCCACGCATCGAGATGCGTGGTGTGGAAGATCGAGTGACAGTCGGATTGCTTATAACGGCCATCCAACTTCCTATTAACATTGTCAAGCATACGCTTGTACACTGTATAATAGGGATAAACGCCAGCTAAGTCTTCACCACTACTTAAATGAGTGATGCCGGCTAGCATAGCGAAGTCACTGGTCTCCCGGTCACGACTTGTGTTAACGAGCATGATTCTCTCCTATTCAATGCGGTTTCATTTGCCACACCTTTCGGAGAGAGAGAGAGAA